TGCATCATTCGTAGAATCTACTTGAAATAAAATGTTTCCATCTTTATCGTAAATAACAGAGTTAGTAGTAGAATCAGCAGTAGGCTGAACCTTGAAATTATTAGTTGATAAATATAAAGCAGAACCATTACCATTACCACTTCTGACTTGGTCGATATTAGTATCAAAACCAGCATTAGAATTGTCAATACTGATAATATCTTTATAGGTTGATGCTATTGTTTTATTTGTTAAACTCATTTAACTTCTTTCTAAAAACTTTACAAATATTAAAATTAATAACCATAAACTTATAGACCAACCTAATACTATTGAAAGCAATTCTATCATTATGAGGTGTACTCTCCACTTACTGTTATACTAAAATATAAATCTTGATTTCCTGATGTAGAATCTTTTTTGTACATCACATAAATTGCATCATTTTCTGAAAAAGTATTAGAAGATGAAATATCTGTGTTTTCCACAAATTGTCTTGCTGCCACAGGATTTATAGTTCCTGTAACTCCTATCTGAGTTAATGATAGATTTGTTCCACCACTTGATGGTGTTCCTTTAAATACATAAAACTTTAAAGGGTCTGCTGCACCTACATCATTAGCATAACCATGAACACTTATCTTTGTTACTTTACCATCATAAGGTGCTACAAGCATAGAAGCATAAGAATCATAAACACTTATAGATGCTATAGAACTATCTGTGTTTGACCAATTTTCCCCATTAGGTCTGTACTGAAAGTAATAAATAGTTGAACTATTGTTATTTGACCTGTAACCACCTGTTTCTATTGACCATCTTCTGTTAGTATCAACATAAGACTTTACGGATTGCTGAGTAACTAAAGCATTAGCATCATTAGAAGTCATGTCGTCTTCATCTCTAACAATATCAACAGTAGAACCACCATCATTAAAAGTAAATCTTGATGCTCCAATTAACCTTGAACCATTAAAACTTACATTTGAAGTAGAAGAAATAAATAAATCTGTTCCATCTCCTTTGATATATTCATCAGCATCACCAAATATAACTTTTCCATCAGTCGGTAATGTTATATCACCAGACATAGTACCACCTGCTAAAGGCAATTTAGTATCATCAGATGCAGAAATACCTGTGGTAGAGCCTGTAACCTCTAAATCTTTAACCCTGACTTTGTCAGTTGATAGCTCAATAGCAGTAGAAGTACCATCTGAATCCTTAACAGGTTTCAAATGTTCATCAACAGGATTATCTAAAATCAGATTTTTCATTACCAAGCCTTACAAGACCAATATCTCGCAGTAGTCCTATCTTTAGCAGTTGAGCATTTATGCCTTGCACGAAAAGAAGCACGAGCTTTTGGATTCGTTTTACGAATACGCATATTAGGGTCACCAAATGTTACACGCACTATATTACCCTTTGCGTTTTTAACATACACTTGTGATTTTTTACGACCATAGCTTGGTTGCCCTTTGCGAATAGGTGTTGGTTTATTCAGACGAACTGTCCGACCTCTGTATTTAGCCACCTAAGCTCACTTCTTTTTTTTCATCTTCTTTTTCTTCTTAGGTCTGCCGACCTTAGAACCGTATGTTCCTTTACCTTTAGGCATTATTTCCCCTTGTTTAAAATTCCTTCAATAATATCAATCAAGGCATCGACAACCTTTTCTGCCAGTACCTGTTCCTTATCCTCTGACACAAATGGAAGATTAATTCGCTTGTTTAATTCTGTTGCTATTTCAACTTTCTTCTCTTGTAAAGCACTTACAATCATTTTTACTAACATTTATATTCCTGCTTCTTCTAATTGTTTATTAAAAACTTCATAGAAAGATTCGTTACCTTCATCTTTCATTTTCTGTACCGTAGATTTGTATTGCATAATCATTGTTTGTGTAGTTACACACATTCCAATTATCTGAGCTTTATAACCTTGTATAGTTGCAATTATAGTTTCAAAATCTATATTAGCACCAGTCATCTCATTAATAAGATTAAGAGTATCAATGGTGTCAGGATTAGCGATAACACTATCAATATAGAAAAGCATAGCGATAATGCTTCCACTATTAAAAGCAAATCCTCCTGCTTGTATCCCCTTCGCCTTACGAAGTTTTGCATTGAGTCGTTCAGCTTTTGATAATTCTTCAGCACTAAGAGGTCTATCTTCGACCACAGGCTGTTGTATTTCTTCTTCAACTTTATCTTCAGGCTTTCGGGAAAACATTCCCTCAGGAACATCTGACTTCTTTTTAGTATCAAAGTTAAGCTTTCTACTAAAGCTGATGCCACCATCTTCATCAAGTCCTTTAGGGTTAGCCACATTACTTATCTGCCTTGATAAATTTAAGTAAAGTATCTAAACTGCTTTCTATAGCATTTACATCTTCTTGAATCTCACGCTGATTGCTTATAAGTTTTTCATGTATAGAATATAGCTTGGAGTTGCTATCTAAGACTTCTTGCTTTACCTCAGCTATTTCTCTGAGCATTTCTGTGAATTGAGTAGATAAGTTTGCAGTATAATGATTAAAAAACCACTTGGCAAACCAACTAATAGCACCGAATAAGCAAAAGATGATAACAACAGCCAGTCCATGTTCTGTAAGAAGTTGAGATACATCCATTATTCGTATATTTTATCGACTAATTTGTCTAAGGATGCTTTGATGTCATCTAACTTATCATCCATATCAGATAACTTTGTTTCCTGAACGGCAGTTTTGGTTCTAAGGGATTGTATTTGCTTTGTATTGTCATCAACCTTTGCAGATAATGGGAATACAAGCCATCCGACAACTAAACCAATAATACCAGTTATGATACCATAATAATTTTTAAGATATTCCATCAAACCTCACAACTCCTTCTAAACCAACCTACCCAAAATCTTTCTTGGTCAGGTTTTTTCATTACTAATTCTGCATAGAACATAACTCTATATGCCCTAAGTCTAAAATCTTCAAGATTAGCAGATGCTTTTATTGTATTTTTACCAATACCACCATCTACATCTATTTTGTATGAATTTTTGCTATTACACGCTTCTTGCAATATCTTAGTGGCTCTACCACCACCCATATTAACACACATATCAAAATAAATATGCCGAATACGGTCAGGAAGCTGACCACATTTAAACCTATCCCAATAATCTCTTTTATAAAGCTCTTTAGCTCTTTCAACTGTTAAACCTTTAATATCTTCATCAGGATATGCTCGTTTACTTATACCGTACTTCGTTTCACCACCTGAATCTGTGGGGTCATCTACATACCCACCTTCGTGTTCAAGAACTTTTTCAATTATTTCATCGAATGTTTTAAGCATTATTTAATTTATTTAAAGTTCTTCGTTAATGGCATGAATCTCTTTTAATGCTTCAATTTTGCCAATTCTTTTCCAATATTCTTGTTCAATTTGTCTTAATTCGCTCTCTAATTGTGCAATTCTTTCATCAATAGTAGGTTTAGGTTTTTCTATTTTTTCAGTCTTAGCCAACTCGCTCTCCTTTACCTTTGTCTGTCACTTCTGTAAATGTGTAATTCACAGGTCTCGCCCTTTTTTCGATGTTATTTTGGAGATGTGATTCTATTGCACTTTTAATAGTAGCTTTTGTAGCATTACTTCGAGTAGTAGTATCCAGCCAATCATGTCTATTACCATCAGCATCTTCAACTTTAAAAATCCAACCCTCAAATGTAGAGCCATTCATCTTTTTAATTGTTTTTAAAATTTTAGTACCTCTTGCTTGTGTTCTTGAAAATCCTGCCATTATTTACTCCTATACTTGGTTGTTGCTTCGAGAAATCTCATTCCATGTCGAGCCAATATACATTAAAGTAATAGTATCATTACTATTATCCATTGTAAAATCTCCTGCAAGTCTAAGATTCCCTGTCCCATCTTTAACAACAACATCTCTTGTATTGTCTTGAGCCTTTAAAACTACAATCTGCCCATCAACCCCACCGTTAATGGTGTCTAAGTCATCTGTACTTGCATCTGCTTCAGTATCAACACCATGTAATGAATGTGTTACTGTTATTGCTCCACTTGCGATTGTTAATTCGTTCCCTGATTCAAAACATACATCCCCATCTACATGAAGTTTAGCTAAAGGAACTGAAGCTCCTATTGCCACATTGCCCTCATCCAAAACCAAAGTATTTGCAGCAGGTGTCCCTGTGCCTATAATCTTAAATATATCATTTTGGTCATTAGTACCAAGTCTTAATGTTGCATCTGCCTTTCTATTGTAAATTGAAGCATTACTACCACTAACTGAGATTAATAAAGAATTAGATGCTCCTGTATCATCTCCATCTGTTATATATAATCTTGCTTGGTCTCCTGCTTCACCCTGTATGTGTAAATCACCTGATGGACTTGTAGTACCTATTCCTAATCGTTCATTTGAATTATCAAAGGTAAGCCAAGAAACATTCATTTCCCCAGCTTCTACTGTTCCACCGACACCGATGGATTGCATCATTCCACCTAACATTATACCTCCACGATTCTAACACTACCTGTTGTTGTAGAATTAGAAATATAGTTAAACTTAACCGTATCGCCTAATCCACGAGGTACTGTTAAAAATGTTAATGTATTTGCAGGTAATAATAAATCATCAGCGTTTGATACATTTATATCCGTATCAGTAGCTGTAAATGAGAACAAAATCTCAACAGCCGAGTGAATTGCTAATTGTGCTGTATTTGCTGCGATTGCAAAATGTGTAGTATTTGTGTCGGCTGCGTTACTTCCTGCCGTACCTGATGTGGAAACAGTCCATTCACCACCAACTCCTGTTGATGCGTTTAGTGCTTCTACGACTGCTCTTTTGCGTAATATTGCCATTTTACTTCCTCTCTAAGGTTGGCAACCCTGAACGAGTTGTCTAATTAAATTACTTTTTAGCCTTTGCTTTCGCTTTAGGCTTCTTTTTTTCGGGTTTCTTAAAACCTTTTGCTAATAAATGCTCTAATAAATCTTCGTTTACACAAGCCATATTACCATCTGGTCTAACTAATAAAATTTTATCTTTTTTCATAATATAATATGAGGGAGAAATAATCTCCCTCACACCTTTAATCAATTAATGTTAAGATACATCTGATAAGAAGTAAACACCCCATTCATCAACGAGTTCAACTTCTTTCCAACGACCTACTGCAACTAACTCAAACGCTCTTGCTGATGCGTTTCTTTCGATTTCTACATTCATAAGTCCTTTGGTATGTAAACCAATAGCACCCTTATGGAATATAGCACCTGCTGCATCACCACCACTTGCAACATCCTCATCAATTTCATTAGAAACCAATACAGGCATACCTGCAAACATATCAACAAAGCCTTTTTTCTTAAAGTCCTCTGATAATGTACCAGTAGCTGTTGTAGTAGATAATAATGGTCTTAATCCTTTAGCACCATAATATTGCTTTGGAGAAACAACTGCTGTTAATGCTGTTGTATCACCATTACCTGCTTTAATTTGTCGAATTGCATCGTACCAATGGTCAAGTGTCATTGTAGTACCTGCACCTGCAACTGTTTGAGAAAATGAACCAAACAAACCAACAATATCATCTTCTAATTTTGCTTTCATAGCACTTGCAAATAATGTTGAAATATCATCAACAATATCATTACGAGCAGACATAACTGATAAATCAGAAATATTTGCCATAACAACATGTTCTGCAACTGTTGCTGTTGTAGCAGCATTTGTAACTTGTTTATTTGTAGAATGGTCAGTACCCTCTGCAACTTCAGCTACATCACTTGATGCAACTGTGCCATAAATTGGAAAATCAACAGTTTTACCAGCTTCTCCTTCTGTATCAATCCATCTTACTGCATCCATAATACCTGCTGTATCTTGTAATTTCATTAAAGCTTCGGCTTGGATGTCATCCACCAAACCAGCTATATTTGAACTTAATGTTTCGTTTGCCATTTTTTACCCTTTAAGATTGACCGAAGTAACCTAATAAACCCTTCTTTTTAGCATCTCTATAACCTTTAGGGTCTTTTCGCAACCATTCAGTTTTAGACTCATATCCACCATTTTCAAGATTTTTTTCTCTGCTTTGGCTTCCTACATGAGAGGGGTTAGCTACTCCAGTATTAAATTTAGTAACATATTTTTCTAATAAATTCAGAGGAGAATCATTCCACTCTGCTTTTTCTTCATCAGGCACTTGTTGTAAAAGCTGTTCTCGCTTTGTTGCTTCATAATTAACCCACTTTTCGGCAAGAGCCTTGTTTGACTCATTCTCAACGGATACTTTTTCATAAAGAGTTTTAAATTCTTCCTTCTCTTTAAGTTTATCAGTTTCAAATGAATTAATTTTAGCTTCTAACTCAGCTACACGAGCTTCAGCAGCCTGACTGCGTTTACGATACTTTTTGCTTTCAGCAATATACTCAGAAGCATCAACGCTACTTGCTTCGGTATTCGGTGTATCTACATTCCCTACTGGTTCATTAGATACTTGTTGTTCTTCGGACATCTGTCCTCCTACTATATGTTGTGTTTGGATTATGTGTAACCACTAAATCTTGTGGAATACACATAGGATATATTAAATTAAGGAAGTGGACTTGCACAAGATTATTCGTGGATAAACAAAGAGAGTTTAAAAGGAAGTTGTTTCAGCAAGTTGGTTATGAACCTCATAATGGACAACTGAAATTACATTATCCTGATAAACAACATAGATTTACTGTTGCAGTATGTGGTAGGCGATTTGGTAAATCTTTATCATCAGCGATGGAAGCAGTTTATACGATTACTCAGCCAAATAAAAGGATTTGGGTAGTCGCACCAACTTACGAGCTATCTAATAAAGTATTTAGAGAAGTTCATAAAAAGTTGGTTATTGAGATGGGTTGGAAGCCTAAGAGATTTTCAGAGCGTGACCAGTATTTAGAATTTGATTGGGGAAGCTCGATACAGGGAAAGTCGGCAAACAATCCTGCTACACTTCTTGGTGAAAGTAATTCATTAGTAATCTTAGATGAAGCAGCATATATTGACAAGCGAGTTTGGGAACAATACTTACGACCTACTTTATCAGACCAAAAGGATAGTCGTGCTATTTTCATAACAACACCATCAGGATTTAATTGGGTACACGAATTGTATCAAAGAGATGACCCTGAGTGGTATTCCTTTAACTCGCCATCTTGGGATAACCATCATGCTTTCCCTGAAGGTTATCAAGATAAGGATTTGCAAGAAATACGCAGAAACTTATCACCCCAGGTTTTCCAACAAGAATATGGTGCTTCATTCACATCTATGGGTGGTGTGGTTTATGAATCGTTCCGTAGAGATACCCATGTAGGGGATTTACCACATGACCCAAGTAAGCAAACATTTTGCAGTATGGACTTTGGTTACAGACAACCTGCTGTTTTATGGTTTCAGACTTACTTGGATACGGATGGTTTAGAACACATCAACATTATAGATGAGATAGTCCATGAGCGTAATATCAAGACCGAATCATTGGCAAGGCGTATACTACAAAAGCCTTATCATGTCACACGATATTATGCTGACCCTGCTGGTGGACAAGTACAAAGTCAAACAGGTATGGGTGATATAGCTCAGATGAGAAACTTCGGTATTTACTGCCGATTCCCACGAGATAAAGTATCTCGTTCTATTTCCACAGGAATAGACCATGTTAGGTCGTTTTTTGAAAATGCCGATGGTATTCATAGAATCCATATTGACAAGAAGTGTAAAGGTTTAATAGAGGATTTAGAAGCCTATCGGTATGAATTAGATAAAGACAATAGACCTTTGAAAGAAAATCCATTAAAGGATGGTCGGTCAGACCACTCAATGGATGCACTTAGAATGTTCTTTGTAACGCATTATCCAATTAAAAATATGCAAATGAAAGTGGTAAGTAGATGATATACTCAGTAGCTAAGGAATTGATTAACGAATCAATACAAGACCAAAAGTTAGATGTCCATAAAAGACGACAAAAATGGATAAATAAGATGTTGGACTATTATGAAGGCGAAAATATGGAAGGTTACATAGCTAATCGTTTCAAGATTGATGCTTTTAAAGAAGTTCCACCATTATTTATTAACTTTACACATCGTTTTATTAATAAAATGGCAAGAATATACAGAACAGGTGCAGTTCGTAATGTGAACGACCAATACACGAGCTTAACTCGCTTTAAAAACATAAAATTAAAGCATATTGAGCGTATAGCTAAGTTATTAGGAACGGTTGCTTGTAGAGTTACTTACAATCCAATCAAACAACAAATGGATTATCATCCTATTTACTTTTATCATCCATTCATGTCAGACGATGACCCATTGAATCCTATAGCTATTGCATATCCGATAGATAACTTAGTTGATGACATATCTAATCAGCAAGAACAAACTTATATGTATCTTGATGATACACGAATGATTAAATATAATGGTAGTGGGCGAATATTAGATGAAGTAGAGCATAATTACGGAGTTCTACCAGTATCATTCATCCATAGAGAGCCACAAATTGATTCACACTTCGTTGCAGGAGCTTCTGATATTGTTCAAGCTAATGAAGCAGTAAATATTCTATTCACAGAACTTTGTATCGGTGGTCGATTCCAAGCATTTGGGCAACCAGTAGTTACAGGTGTTTACGCTGATTCTAATGTAGTCAGAGCAGGAACAGATGAAACATTAATCTTACCTGAGGGTGCGAACTTTGATATTGTATCTCCAAAAGGGGATATGAGGGGATTAATTGAGATTATTAAGACTATCATGGAAACATCGGCTGCAAATAATCATCTACATATCGACTTTAACCGTTCAGGTGGTGAAGTGCCAAGTGGGATTGCTCTTGTTATTCGTGATTTAGAACGCAAAGAAGATTACGAAGATTATGTAGATTTATGGGAAATGTATGAACACGAAATCTATCAAGTAGAAAAAGCGATTCTAAGCTCCAATAATATTTCAATACCTGATGAATTGGGATTAGATTTTGCTGAACCTGAATATCCGAAGTCTGCTCAGGATGAGATTATGTTTAATCAGTTTATGTTAGATAACAATCTAATTAGCCACACTAAATTATTACAAACTTACAACAACGACCTTACAGATGAACAGGCAAAGCAAATTATTGATGATAATGTCGTTGCAAATAACGAAATGAAAAGGAAAATGAATGAGCAAGGGCAATCAATTATTCAAAGACTTCGTAGCAGAACAGAAACAGCTTAATGAGTTTGAAATCAGAGAACTCGATACGACCATTGACCAAATACTCGAAAATCCTGAAAAATTCGGACAAGACTTTGTCGAAAACAATCTTAGCCGTAGTTTCAAACGAATACTTGAAGCAAAGAAACTTGGTATGGACTTTGCCAAAAGGAATTTACAAATTAAATGAAGATTAATTTTGAAGTAACATATAACGCTCAAAAGTTAGAAGATAATATTAAAGATATTATTAAAGAAACCGTTAATAGTTTGGGTAATTCATTTGTAGAAGGTTCTAAGAAAGCGATTAAAAAAGGCAACTTTCAACCCATTGGCGAATTTACGAAAATGATTAGACAAAATGGATATTCCCCAAATGCAGGTAAAAAGAAAACAAGTTCTGTAAAGCCATTACAGCACACAGGTAGGTTGTTAAAAGGAATTAAACAACTTAAAAATGGCGATATGAGTGTTCATAAGTACGGATTATATCATTTGCCTGATGATATATTCGATTTAAGCGAGGAATCTGTAGTTAGCCAAGTATCTGCGACTAAAAGAGCTAAAAGTGGAATAGCTTACAATATTGTTAAAAATAATTTTACATTAGAGTATCCACATATTATTGGAAAAAAAGTTCCAATCAGAAATTGGTTTCAAATGGATAAAAAATTAGCAACAAAAGCAATATCAAGATTCCACAAGTTGATTTCTAAAAACTTTGTAGGTAAAAAATGGGAATTATTTAGACTTTATGGCTGATAAAATAGAAGATTTAGATTTATACATTGAGAATTTCTTAGGAAAAGAAAATATAGAAGAAGATGATTTTGATTTCTTTGACTTTTTAACCACAATAGCATTTTTAGATGTCGCAGTATTTACTGCTCAATTACAATCCTCAATCGAAAGATTGCAATACGAAGGATTAACTAACCCACAAATAAAAGAACGCATTAGAACGCAATATAAGAACAAGACAGGAGCGTTTACTGCTTTGTATAACTCAACGACTGATGTGATTAGATACGGAATAAGAGAAGGCAGTAGAATAGGAATGATGGCTGTTTACAATCAAGTATTCGGTGGTAATGCTGAATACCGTTGGGTTGTTGCTCGCGGTGTAAAACATTGTGGGGATTGCGAAGAAAGAAGTGGTGAAGTCAGACCATTTACAGATTGGGTTGCTTTAGGATTACCAGCTTCAGGATGGAGTCGATGTAATTTCCGTTGTTATTGCACATTAGACCCAACAGATAACATAGATTCAATAGTAGAGGTATAAATGCCAAATATAGTCGGTAAAAAGAACTTTAATCTAATCAGAAACAAAGCATCCAGTTTAGTAGGACAGAATCCTGCGATAACTGACAGAGAATTATGCGAAGAACTTAATATTACTTATGGTGCTTTAAAGAGAATCAAACAAGATAAGTTATTCTATGAAAAAGCCGAAGATATATTCGCTAAAAACATTACTCGTGATTTATTATTAGTAGATGTGGCGATGATTAGAGAAGCACAATCAGGTAATGTCCAAGCTGCAAGATATTTAGCAGAGCGACATGGCAAGTTTACTAAGAAGTTCCAAATAGAAGTTAAGTCACCATACGAGCTGTTTGCTAAAGAAATGGAAGCAGATGATGCTGAATACGAAGAAATAGACGGAGAAGCCAATATAGAGCCTAAGCCGATGACTTTATCGCAAGAAGAACTGCCACCAAGAGATGAATCTAATGACAGACCAATAGTCAGGGCGAGGAAAGAAAGAAAAGAACTACACAAGACTTTAACACGAATGAAGAAAGAACGCTCACCTCGATATAGAGCTGATAAGAAAGACCGATACAATCTTAGAAAAAGAGCAGAAGAAGTTGGATTAGACCCATTACCAGCAGGGCGACCTAAAGCTAATGTTAAAAGAGCGTGGCTTGAGAAATTATACAAGTTAGAGGAAGAAAAAAGGCAAGAAAAAGTTGTGACGACTTTTGATAATGTCGAACCTAAGTAAACCTACCTAAAACGGACATTTGTAAAGTCCGACCCCAACCAATTTAGACATTATATGGACATTTTTAAAAAAATGGGTTTTCAAGTGGACATTAAATGGGCAAAAAATCTGCATGGGTGACCCCCAAAGAGGATGGGCGAAAATCCACCCTCACCCCTAATTGAGATTGATTCTCAATATTATTTAAAGCAATTGCCAATAATAGACATTATGTATACCCATGCCTTACAAGCTACTACAGAGCCGTTTTTATCCTGAAATTATGCAAACTGTCAAAATTACAGCAAAAAACAAGGCTCTAATTGAGACTGGTTCTCAACTAATCATATCTAATTGAGATTGAATCTCAGAATCAAATAGGTAATTAGTTCCATAAAATATGAAAATTTGAGCCTGTTAAATTCTGACTCATTAACATTTAACTAAATTCTAATAAACATTAAATAACTATTATTATAAAAACTTTAAGAAAACTTAAAAAAAATACTTGCATTATATTTATTAAACATTATAATATTATATCAACGGCAACGGATGCCAAAACAACTAAATAAATAAGGATTAAAAACAATGAAGCAAACAATAAACAGCTATCAATTTATAGACGAATTTAGAAGTATTAGACCAAACAACTTCAGCTATGAAGGCTTAAACGCTCTTTATGATTGGTTTGAGGAGTATGAGGAAAGCACAGGTGAGGAAGTAGAATTGGATGTAATAGCCACTTGCTGTGAATTTACAGAGTTTGAGAGTTTAAAAGAGTTTCAAGAAAATTACGGAGACATATATAAAACTATTGAGGATATAGAATATCAAACAGTTGTAATTCCTGTTAAATGTGAGCATGATTCTAAAGGCTGTCATATTAAATCATTTATAATTCAAAACTTTTAAATAATAGGAGCTTAAAACAATGCAAAGCAATACAGAATACAAAACAACCAAGAAATTAAAAAGAGAGCTTAAAACGCTAAAAAGAGCCGTTACAATTATGTTTATAGGTTATATTATAAGTATTATAGTAATATTATTTACAATTAGGTACTATTTGCCCGACCACCAAAAGAACGGTAAAAAAATAATTGCTAATATGATTACAGGTGAACTCTTAAAAGATTCTAAATATAAAAATTATTTAAAATAAGGATAAAAGATAATTAAAAATTAAGGCACTTTTTAAAGTGTCTTTTTTTTATCTATAGTTTACCATTAAAAAAAATTTTTAAGAGCTTAGAAGTTAAATTAGGGGGCAAAAAATAAAAAATTAATTAATTATATATCATTAAATTAATGAAGGGCTTTAAATCTCTATTATTTAAATACTTCTTACAGGCTGTTAAATTAATTACTTGTTTGTCGTTCTCAATTAATCCAATGTAAGAATTATTATTTTTCTGAGGTTGTAAGCAGTCAAGCAGCAATTTTAAAAGATTGTCTATATCTTGTATTGGATA